AAATGTTGTAGGTGGGTTTTCAAAACTTTTAAAACATTTTAGAAAAAATAATGTAGGTTCAATTATAACTTATGCTGATAGAAGAATATCTAATGGTAATTTATATAGGAAAAATGGGTTTATTGAATTACATGAATCAAAGCCAAATTATTTTTATATAGACATGAATCATCATAAAAATAGATTAATTTTACAATCTAGAATAAATTTCCAAAAACATAAATTAAAAAATTTATTGAAAAATTTTGATCCTTCTTTAACTGAAAGTGAAAATATGTTTAACAATAATTTCAGAAGAATATGGGATTGTGGTAATTTAGTTTTTGTTCTTGAATAAATTCTACTAAATACTAATACATTGGCTGAGTATTATAAAATATTTGAGGTAATTAATGAATTTAAAAATAAAAATAACATTTGATTATGATGAGAAACTTTATTATGTTTTTGTTGATGAAATCAAAGAATTATATGGTGAAGGTGAAACAGAAGAAAAAGCATTTCTTGATTTTTTAATCCGGTATGAAAATGATTTTTCTGGGCATAAATGTTTCAACATTCAATCTGTTCAAAATAAAATACTTCAATTAAATAAGCAATAATTCTTATAGAATAAGCCTAAATGAAACTTAATCCTGAAAAATTATACAACTTTAAATACACTCCTAAAGGTCTAGGAAAATTAGAAGAATATGATAAAAATCCTTTAATTTTCGTATTAGACATTCAAGAACCATATCTTCTTGCTGTTAATGTTCATTGGATACCAAAAAATCATAAATTTAAATTTTTAGAAGATCTTCAAGAAATAATGGGTAAAACAATAGGTAGAGGGAAGAAAAGACAAAGATTTAAATTAGTTTATACTATGTTAAAGAAAAGACCATATAAAGCTGGTATTCTAGCAGTTAGAAAATATATTATTAAAAATATTACTGGAATTAAAGAAGTACCACAAGAAAAATGGAATTATGTACTTGGAATAGATAGATATACAGCTGATATAAGAAGAAAAAGCAATATGTACAAAAAGAAAAAAGGCCCATCTTTCTTAAAATAATATATTACTGGAGGTAATTGATGAATAATTTAGAAAAAAATATTATGGATGATGTTATTAAAAATCCTAATGTTGGAAGATATGTTACTGCAAAAAAATATGGAATTTCTGAAAAACTTGCAAGAAATATTCTGAAAATTTGTAAAAGTATTATTAATGAACAAGAAAAAAATATAATAGATCCAGATGAACGCCTACCAATATATACAGCAAAATTAGAAAAACAAAAACAACGTTTAATGGATCAACAAAGAATTGAACGTAAAATAAGAAACCAAATTCGAGTTGAAAATTGTTTAAGTGATTATACTAATGAACTTATAAATCAATTACAAGAAACAAAATTTAAAACACCTATTATTACACACCAAGAAATAGATAAAAATAAAACTGGTGTATTTTGTTTATCAGATTTACATTTGAATGAACTTATTGATATTCCATCAAATAAATATGATTTTAATATTGCATCAAAAAGATTAAAAAAATATGTAACTGAATCAAAAAAATATTTTAAATCCCAAAATATTAATAATGTTTTAATTGTTTGTTTAGGGGATTTTTTAAATTCATCTAGAAGAATGGATGAATTATTAAATCAAGCAACAAATTTAGCTAGAGCAACCTTATTAACAGCAATGTTATTAGAACAAGTTATTATTGAATTAAATGAAGATTTTAATCTTTCCATTTGTGGGGTGACAGGTAATGAATCAAGAATTAGTGATGAATACGGTAGTTCTGAAATATCTATGACAAATAATCATGATTATACTGTTTATGAAATTTTAAAAATAATGTTTAAAAAAAGTGATATTAAATTTATCGGAAATAATCCTGTAGAACAAATAGTTAAAATTAATAATAATAATATTTTATTTCTTCATGGTAATCAAATAGGAAAAGGTAATGTTGAAAAAAAGATAATGGAAATTAAAGGTAAATATGCTGACCAAGATATAATAATTAATTATATTGTTTTTGGTCATATTCATTCTACTATGATAAGTGATACATATTCAAGAAGTTCATCTTTGTGTGGTGGGAATAATTATTCAAATAGTGATTTACAATTATCATCAAGAGCAGCACAATTATTATTAGTAATATCTGATAAAGATATAAATGCTATAAAAATAGATTTGCAATATTCTGATAATTATATTGGTTATGATATTGAAGAAAAATTAGTGAGCTATAATGTTAAAAATATTAATGATGTTAAAAATACAAAAATAGAGATTTTATAATGTATGGGGTGATTTACAAAATATTAAACGTTTTAAATAATAAAATATATATTGGGCAAACAACACAGAATATACATAAAAGATTTTACCAACACTGTGTTAGAAAAAATAATTATTATTTATCTAATGCCATTAAAAAATATGGTGCTGAAAATTTCATCATTGAAGAGATAGACCGTGCTGATTCTTTTGATGAATTAAATACAAAAGAGATATATTATATTTCATACTATAATTCTACTGATAATAAAATAGGTTATAATATATCAGAAGGAGGTCATTCACCAATATTAAGAGGTGAAAAAAATGGTATGTATGGCAAAACACATTCAGATGAAGTAAAAAAAAGATTATCTGATATTATTAAAGGTAAAACATGGGTTGAAAGATTAGGTGAAGAAAAAGCATTAATTTGTAAACAAAAAATGTCTAAGAATAATCTTGGTTCAAAAAGAAGTGAGGAAACAAAACAAAAAATGTCTGATAACCATTGGTTAAAAAATAAAGGTTATTTAATAAAAGGTGAAAAAAATCCTAACTTTGGTCACAAATGGTCTGAAGAAAGCAGAAATAAAATGCGTGGGGAAAATAATCCTATGTATGGTAAAGGATTATTTGGTGAAAAAAATCCTAACTTTGGTAAAAAATATTCTGACGAAATAAAAGCTAAAATGAGTCTAGAAAGATCAGGGGAATTAAATGCTAGATATATTCCTATTACCAATGAACAATTATTTTTAATAAAAAAATTATATGAAGAAGGATTTAGTGTACCTTATATTTCTAATCAATTAAATTTTAAAAAAGGTAAAATAAGCAGAGAGTTAAAAAAAATGAATATATATAAGAAACAAATCAGAACAGAGGATTAAAAATTATGAATTAAAAAATTATATATAATATATTAAAAAAAATAATTCTTGACATAAAACAAAATCTCTTGTATTGTATTTACATAACGTAATCAACTTTACAGGAGATTTTTTTATGAAAACAAAATATGCTAGTGAATTTATTTTAGCAGGAATCAAAAATCTTCGTATGTTAAACGAAAATCTTTTTTCTTATGGAGTTATGATAGAATTGATTGAAGACACAGGTAATATTAAAAACAATCAAATACAGCGCAAATGGGGAAATACAACAGGTAATAGTCGAGAAGTTTTAAATGCTATGCTGAATGCTCATGAAATTTTACATATTGAACTACCAGAAGGATTAAAACATATTTTATTTAAACATTAATATTGACATATAATCCGTTATATGTTAATTTTATTTTGTAAGTAACAATAACTAACTAAAGGAGATAACAAATGAAAGTTGAAATCAATCAAGAAGAAGTTCCAATGGTTCTCAATCTTATTCCTAAAACAGCTTTCTTTTCTGTTGGTTTTATTAAAAAAGACGGTACAAATCGAAATATGACTTGCCGCTTTGGAGTCAAAAAATATTTGAATCCTAATCCTGTTCGTCAAAAACCAAAAATGGATAATAAATATAAAACTGTTTTTGATGTAAATGCTAAAGGTTACCGCCATATTAATGCGGAAACTATTTTTACGATCAAATCTAATCATGTTGAATATGTTGTGAAGTGATATGAAAAAGAATGTTATCCATATTAAAGATGCTCCTATAAATTTCCTTAAAAAAGATATTGATCAAAATGGGTATATTTATATAGGTAGACCTGGAATTTTTGGAAATACTATTGTCAAAAATAAAAAATGTTTTATATGTGGAAATAAACATATAACAAACGGATCTACATTAGATTGTTATTTAAAATATTTAGAAAATAGAGTGGATACTGATAAGTGGTTTAGAGAAAAAGTTAAATCTCTTTATGATAAAATTTTAGTTTGTTATTGCGCTCCTAAACCTTGTCATGGATATATTTTAGCATCTATATCAAAACAATTAAATGACTCATGTGAATTTTTTGAATAAGTAAATATATAATAGTTTTTAAAAACCCTATTGAAAAAATCAATAGGGTTTTTTTATTACTAAATAACAATAAAAGATATTTAATATAGGAGTTATAAATGAGTAATTTATTAAATCAAACAGTTTTAAACGAACTGAGAACAAAATTTCGTAAACATCCTATATTAACTTCAAATGATTCTAATATTGAAAATTTTTTATTAAGTATTATAAATAATCATTTTCCAAAAGGAAATGAATTAAAAGCGACAAAAAGCAAAGATATTTTTAATTTAGAATTTCAAAAAGTATTTAAAGAATTGGATAATATTGTTAATACAAAAAAGAAAGCAGCAAAATAGATATAAATAAATATAAACTTTCACAATAAGGAATGAAAAACATGGAATGCGTTGATTTTTTTGAAAAACACAAAAGAGAAAAAACTGAACTTAAAGTATTTTTAACAGGTGGGGCAATGCTTTCAGGGAAAATTGTAGCATTTTATTCAGATAGTATAATTTTAAATAAATGTCTTATTTTTAAAGAAAAGATTATCAGTATTACCCCTATATAATTGGATTTACATGATAAAATTAACAGAGTTTAAAAATAAATTATATCAAATAGTCAAACCTAATAGATTTATTGTTGCAGTATATCCGCCATCATCAGTGGATGTACCAAATGATATTGAATTTTTATCATATATGGCACAAGCAGCAAAAATACCTGAAAAAAGTTTAGGTGAGATAGAAATAAAATATCACGGGATGAGTTTAAAACTTCCTGGTGATTATACACATGAAGATTTATCAATAACATTTTTAAATCATTATGGCTGGGAACCTAGATTATTTTTTGAAAACTGGATAGAACAAATTCAACTTGTTAATTCTGAAAACACAAGATTGGATGGAATAGATGTTATAGATGATGCAACTATAACAATTTATCAAGTTGGGGATAATGAAATGGCTCTTGCATTTTATACTTTTTTTAATATATTTCCAAAAAATATATCAGCAATAGAATTAGATATGAATTCAAGTGATCAAGTAGAAATTTTTACTGTTGATTTTGCATATTCTCATTGGAAACAAGGCAAATAATGGCTACAGATAATGGTAAAATAAAACCTAATTTTTATAAAACTCCCAGTTCTGGTTATGAAAATGAATTATTTCCTAAAAATATTTCTGAACTTGGTGGCTCAGGTGCAAACAAAGATAGTTTTCATATTGATGTTCTCAAAACAAAATTCAGAGATTTAGCTAGACCTAATCAATTTAAAGTAAAAATAAATCCTCCTGATATTCTTAAATCTGATTGGAAAAATGAAGTAGAAGTTCTTGTTAAAAGCGCATCTTTTCCTTCTATGGAGATTGATGAATATATGTATGAAAGAGCAGGTTTAATATTACATATTCCATCTAATAAAATTAACTTTGGTGAATTGTCTATAACTTTTTGGAATGATGTAGATTTTAATATAAGATCACTTTTTAATAGATGGCAAAGATTAACTATTTTTAATTCTCAAAAAGATATTGGATCAATACCTTTATTAGCATTAAGTGGTGAAGTATCTATTTTTCAATTTGATAGTTTTCATAGTGAAACTTATGCAGTTAAAGCAAGTAATTGTTGGCCAAAAAATATTTCAGAAATTACACTTAATCAAGAAACAGATTCACAAGTTCAAGAGTTTAGTGTTACAATGCCTTTTACTAATTTAGAATTTTATAAAAGAAATTAATTTTTATGAGTGAATTAAAATCATTAGATTTAAATAATGTTCTTGATATTGAAGAATTTAAAAATAAATCAACAATATATGACAATCTTGGTATACCATTAATTAACAGATATGCTTGTTTACTTAATGCACCAAATATATATAAATTTCAAGAAAATGGTTGGTTAGAATTTCAAGTAATATCTGTTGATTGTCCTAGTATAAATATTACTACAGTTGATTCAGAATTAAATGGTGTTAATCGTTATTATTTTAAAAATAGATCTTATGATTCATTAATGATTACATTCTTAGAAACTTCTGAATTAACAATGAGAAATTTTTTCTATCAATGGATGCAATCAGCTTTGCATATTGATACAGCAACAGGTGGAATAACAAGAAATTATTTAAGTGATATTGTAGCTAGTAATTTTGCTATAATGCCATTAGATTTTGAAGGTAAAGCTAGAAGAGTTGATAGATTTAGAAATGTATTCCCTACTAAAATACAAGATATAAATTATAATTATTCTTCATTTAATGAAATTATAAGATGTACTGTAATTTTTAATTATCAATTCCATAATATAGAAACTATTGATGATACTTTAGACCCAACTCACTTAATTGCAAGGAAATAATTATGAAAACTATTAGCGAAATCTTTTCTACTCTCTGTGAAAAAAAACCATTATCTTTATCTACTAAACTTTTTTTTAAGGATTATGATAATGATATTATTGACCCTGAAGTTGAAGTTTTTTATGATATTGAAAAAGGTATGAAAGGTGATAGAGAAACTCCTGATGAGGGGGATGTTGTTGAAATATTAAAAATTATTAATGTTGATACAAATAAAGAAATTGACATTGATGATTTACCAACAGTTACAATTGATGATTTAAAAGCAAAAATTTTAGATTATGCATAGTAATATTTAAAAAATAAACTAACTAAGGAGATTGTCGTATGAGTTTGCCTATTTTAGATAATGATAATAGTTTTATTAAAACAAAATTACCTTCAGGTAAAAATATTGGTATTCGTGGGTGGAAAATAAAAGATGAAAAAAATCTTATGTTTAAAATTGATTCAGATTCAGACTTTGAAAAAAATAAATTAAATTATGTATTAGAATTTTTTAAAAATTGTACAAATAATCCAGAATTGTTTGATAGTTTATCAGAACAAGATATAAAAAAAATTGCAATCGAAATAAGAAAATTATCTAAAGGGGATACAATAGAATATAATTACCATTGTCCAAACTGTAAAAATAAATTATTAGATGAAGTTAGTTTAACCAAAAATACAATAATTAAAGAATTTGATAAAAGTCCTGCTATTATAAATGATAATCTTACTATTGTCTTTAAAGAAATTTCATATATTAAAGCAAAAGAATTATTAGAAGAGTATGGGGTTAACTCTTCTCGTTATGATTTTTATGTAGTTTTAAATTCTATAGAAGGATTAACTTATAAAAACGAAACATTCACTATTTTTACTCTTAATGAATTAGAAGATTTTCTTGATCAATTTGACTCTGATGATATGATTGAAATTTA